TATGTCCGTTGGTGCACAAGTGGTATTTGCATATCAATCACTCCTTGCAAGAATTATACGAACGTTTGTTCTTGTTGTAAAGCGAACAAAAGGTAAAGAAAAAAGCCTAATACAGGCTTTGAAAACTATGTATGTTGGTTCGTATCATGCTGGCGGATTGACTACCCCTTGACTACCCCTAGAAGAAAACAAGGGAATTTATAGAGTATATTGCAATACTAAAAAAGCTGAATTTAAGCTAATTGAGAAATACTAGAACTTATTAAAAAATTCAAAGATATGAAATACGGTCTCAAAGACACAAACGCTGCAGAATAAGACAAACATTCTCCAAGGGCTGTCTCATCAGCTTTCTAGAGGTTTTCCTATTTATAGGGAAACCTCTTTTTTTACATTTGACTACCCCTTTGACTACCCCTTTGACTACCCCTAGTATTTTTATCTGGATCTGGACTGCCGTTTGCCATGAAGTTTGCAAAGTCATGAGCAGTTTTTTCTTTTCTTTGTTCAGTTACGTGAGCATATATGTTCATAGTAGTTTTAATATCAGTATGGCCCATTCGTTCCTGCACGTCTTTTATTGAAACACCTGCTTCAAATAGTAAACTACAATGAGTATGTCTAAATCCGTGGACAGTCATTTTAGGCAAATTATTTTCTTTCAGGATTTTCGAAAGATTATGGTTCAGGTAATCTAGATAAAGCGGTTTGTTTTCAGTAGAAGGGAAGAGCAATTGACCTTGAGATAATGAGTTTATGCCAAACTGAAAAAGAAATTTTTGTTGGTGTAATTTCCATTTTTTTATCAGACCCAGCGTCTCATCATCCAAAGAGATAGTACGAATACTTTTTCTTGTCTTCGGCGGCTGAAAAACTAACTCCCAATTCTGAATAGTTGCTAGTGTTTGTTTAACGTTAAGAGTTTTCTTAACGAAATCAATATCTTTCCAACGTAATGCATGCAATTCTCCTTTGCGGAGACCCGTATAACCAAGAATGCGAAACATCACAAATAATTGTTCTGAATAGTTTTCTTTTACCACCGACAAAAAAGTAAGCAACTGTTCACGATCATAGAAAGGTGCGATGTAGTCCTCTTCATCTACTTTTTGCTGTTTCTTAGGTCGAATTACACCATCCATTGGATTATTATTGAGTAACCGGATATTGATAGCATAATTGAATACTGATGTCGTGATACCGATTAAGTTGGAGTATTTTTTATAATAACTAAACCAATGATTTACCTGTTTTTGACAAAATTGAATAGTAATCTTACTCATTCGGATATGACCAAATGAAGGGAGAATGTGTTTGTCTATCGCAACTTTTTGAATAGTGTAAGTACTAGCCTTTACTGTGTTTTTATATTGCTCTAACCACATATTGCATACTTCTTCAAATGTTTTTGTTGTTTCAGTGATGAAATCAGGTTCTTTTGATTCTAGTTGTAAACGAGCAAGTGCAAGCTTTGCCTCTTGCTGTGTTTTAAACCCTCGTTTCGTTGTTCGTTTCTTTTTACCAGAAATAGGGTCAACGCCTAAGTATATTTGAAACATATAGGCAGTAGATCCATCTTTCTTCTTATACTTTTTAATCATTATTCATCGTCCTTTCTATGCCCGCCAGCATGCAGAACGAGGTGGCACCACTCCTTTCAACAAAATGTAAAAAAATATTTAAAGCTTAAAGTAAATAAAAGAAAATAATGAAACCATTTTATAAAATCCAAAATAATAAAACTATTTATAGAAAAATTTGCTATAATCAGTATACGGAGGTGGATATGATGATTATAGAAAGACCAAGCATTCAAAAAAAACTTGAGAAGGAATTTAAATATCTTGAAGAAAAAAATGCTACACGGTTTAAAGTTTCAAAAAAACATCATATTACATTAAGAGAACAAGTGAATAATCAGTCCATCAGAGTTTCGAAACGTATGGAGCAGTTTAATTCTCAAAGTAAATAGCTATTGGTCTCACAAAATAACTACCTAATGGAGCTATTCCAAATTTATCAAGCAAGATATCCGAAAGAATAGCAGGAGATGACGATGCCATGATATCGGATGGTAGTTGTACACCTTTTTCAGGCGCCAGTTCTTTATCACGTTTAGTAGTCACAATTCCTAGAATTGTGATTTTTCTTTTGGTCTGTGATAAAAATGTCATTAGAGGCAGATTAATACGTAAATGACTAGAACTACAGAATGCTAAAAAAGAACCGATTCTGAATAAAGTAGTGTTTGGAAATAATACTGAGGAATAGTTAGCAAATTTTAGCGCATAGCCATAGTTAGTATAAGAGTCATTCTTTTTAAGGTATTCTTCTAAATAATTTATTCTATCTTTATGCTTTACTCGTGAATGAGCATTTTTAGATAGTTTTTCAAGCTCAACTCTAGCTTCATCAATTTCTATTGGTGTCTTCAAGATATTCTCAAGATTATCTTTTTCTACACTAGCTTTTAATTGTTCAAAGTTAAAGACATCGAAGTTTTCGGTTGAAACAAAAATATCACCATCTGTTAAATTATCAGAGGACTGTTTAAGTAAGCTTCCAGTTTGGAGCTTGTCGATCAACACATCTAAAGAATAGTCGTCTAGAGCAGTTTCTATTAATTCACTATTATTTTTAGAATATACACTGCTAAATTTGTCTATTTCTTTTTTTGAATATTCGGCTTTAGCTGAAGCAATTACTGCATTAAGTCCGCCATTTGAACCTAATGTTATTTCTTCACCGCCATCTTCTTGGCTAGTGTCTGTTGTTGACTGACCTGAAATCAATTTTGTTAGAATACCTTCATCGATTTGAGCTAAGCTTGAATTAACTAATTGACGATCAAAATAAACATATTCTTTCATTATACTTCCTCGTTTCTTTCATTTTAGAAATCATTTTAATTAAAGTTAATTGATTGAAGAGTTGATAATATCCCAATTGTATTTCAATTCTTTATCGCCGCGACTTTCTAGAATTCCAGACACGGTTACTTCTTCACCGTTTGAATAATTAGAAATAGTTTTTCCATCCTCAAATTTAGCGATAAATACATAATAAGCCAAATCTGTACCGGAGACCTCGGACCAAGTAAGTCCGTCTTCGTATTTTTGATCAGCAATTACATATAATCTATCATCAGATGAATCAATAACTTTTCCTGACCATTCGACAGTGGATCCTTTTACTTCTTCCCAAGCTGTAGTTTTAGAACCGCTCTCATTAGGAATTGCATCGTATGCTACAACGTATTCGTAAAACCTATTGATAAAGTTTGATAGTACAATTGTTTCGTCGGAATTAACTTCACTAGTTTCGATAGTCGTGATTGTAGTGGATTCACTACTGGCAGTTGCTTCTTTTTCATCAGTACTGAATAATGCGGCTGCCACCAAGATAAACACACACAACGCCACAAACGCACCTGTAATGATTGCTAAAATTTTCCATATACCCTTCATTTCTTCCTCCTCATTTCTTTGATATAATATATTTGTACAATCTCAGAAATGAGTAGGCCTTTTAGAAGTTGCACCTTCTAGAAGGCTTTTTATTATCCGAAAACTTTAATGGGTTCAACAAATAGGTACTCGTTGTCAAATGTAAATTTATAGTTGCGATGGTAATGATATTTGCCATACTTGTTGAAGTAATGTATAAGTGCATCTTCAAAAAAATCAAAAGTCACATTTAGAAACTCGCTACATTCATAAATATTATTACAATCGTTTAAAGCGCAATCTAAAAGATCATCAAGTGTGATTAACATCTCAATTCCAAACCTTCTAGCCTTCCACTCTTCTTTCCATGCCCCATCAGCTTTGTAATCAAGAATATTTCCAACGGTTCTTTTATAGTGACCGAACTCTTCAGCCAAAACAACTTTCTTTTTTCTATTGGACTTATTTTTTTCTAAATAAATTCTTCCGTTTCTATATAAAGCAGTATAGCCAGTTGCACTTTCAACAGGACCTTCAATAACTGGTAACTCAGCAGCAACATTTGACAGAAGCACTTCAAAATCATCCATAAACAAACCTACTTTTTATCAAATTTATTATCCATCTCATCGAGAAATGAATTTATCTTTCTAAGATCCTCATCTGAAACCATTCTATTAGGATCTTCTGAGTGAGCAGCTATAGTGAAAATCTCCTTCTTCTGTTCGTTAAGCTTAAATTTAGCAAAGTTGTAAACCTCATCTTGTTTTCTTTTGTCTAATTGATTAAAAATGTTCAGTAACTTGTCCTGAGGTTTTTCTGTCCAACCCATTAAATATCCTGGGGTTGTATCCAAAGAAATTGCTAACTTCTCTAGAACTTCTGTAGGAAGCTTTTCTATTTCCCCTTTTTCATAACGAAATATGGTGGATCTTGAGACACCTAATTTAGCTGCTAGGTAATCAGCGTTGTATCCTAACTCCTTTCTTCTTTGCTTTATTCTTTTTCCCACTTCCATTTGAAAACCTCCATAATTTATCTTTAATCAAATACTATCAGATGTGTTGCAAAAATGCAACAAATCAATCGCAAAAATGCAACAAATATGTTGACAATTCTTTTTATCGCTTGTATTATAAAAATGTTAGTTGCAATAATGCGACAAATTTAGGAGGTGAAATCATGCCAGTAGATGTTGAAAGGTTGGATGAGATTATCGAACAAAGGAACACAAAACAGAGAGTAGCAGAGCTTATTGGTGTAAATAGAAGTACTTTCTACAGAAAGTTAAAGGGCGAGGGCAAAGGTTTTTCTGTAGAAGAAGCGCAAAAGATTACGGCAGTAGTGCCACTATCTGGGGAAGAAGCTATTCAAATTTTTTTTGGTAATAAAGTCGCAAAAACGCTACACGAACAAAGTGATCAATAAAAATATATCGAGGTGGTTATTATGGCAATCATTTCAGCGCCAATAGAAATGCCAGAATCATTTGGGGAAGAATTGGCAGCAGTTATTGCTGCTAAGGTTCTTCAAAAGGTAGGAGAATCGATCAAAGCTGAAGACCTTCCACCATATCCAACGAAGAAGCAGGTAAAACAAATTCTCCGGATTGGTGAAGAACGGATTAACGAATGGATCATTGAGGGGTTACCACAAATACCTTTTGGCAAGGAAACTAGATTTGACCGTGATGATATAAAAAGATTCCTAAACAATAAAAAAATCTAATGCCCGCCAGCATGAAGAAACAGGAGGAATCAAATGAAATACACATTATCCCAAGAACTACTGATACATGATCTTACCAAAGAAAAAATCAGAAGCTTGCACGATCAACTTAACGATCGGAAAGTACAACTAACAGAGACACAACGAGATTTATCGATTCGAGAACTGCGGAGTTATCAAGAGTTAATTTATCAGAATCGGTTGAATAGAACGATGGAAGTGAGGTGAGAAGTGTGAAGATACCAAAAAAACCAAACTATTCCAAAAAGCCGTTCCCAACTGATAAAGAACGGCGTGACTGGGACGATTTCGTAAATCTGACATTTGCTGTGGGTGCATTGATCATAGCGTTGATAAATTTATATTTTCAATTAAAAAATTGAAAATATAAATGCTAGGAAGCTAATTATAAGAGCTGCTATAGAAATAATTCTAGTTATTACTATTGAACGGAAGTTGAAAAGTTCACTCTTACCCTCAGTAGTAATAGCAAAGTAATCTCCATAGTTAGGTAGTTCCCAATGTCCTGATGAGTAAGTTCCATCTGGTAAGCGATCAACCCAATTTTTTTCTTCTAGAAAATCAAGGTGCCGATAATTGTCCTTAATTTTGACCTTGCCTTTTAAGTTGGCGATAGAAAGCAACAAGTAAATTGAAAAATCCATATTATTCCCCTTATCGATTATTTCGGTCGATCAATGACTGATAAGGAAATTATACCAAAGAAAGGAAAGTTTATATGAATAAAAAATGGTTAGCAACACTCCACAACGATCCTTTGTACAAAGCACGCCAATTACAAGGGATTGCTTATGCCAGCTTATTGTTAAACGGTATTTTGTTAGCTATTTGTTTCCTATTAATGATTGGAGGGTAACTAGATGTTTAAAGAAAGAGAAATTATTTTCACTACTAATCGAATGTATGTTAAGCCATACACTCAAAAAATTAAGTCGATTATCTGGAATAAGTTTGAATCGACATGTGAAGTAGAGGATCGTTCATTTGATAGCGATGAAACACCAACGATTGCTTTATATTTTGTTGTTTCAGATGATCAGTTTCAAAAGTTACAAATGGCCATCCCAAGTTTGTTACCGGATCTGGTTAAAAAGGGTGGAATCCAGTATGAGTGAAAGACGTAGGTGATGTAGATGTTATCTAAGGCGATCGAATATTTGGAAAAGATGCCTGCAATTGTGATGCAGGTGCGTATGAGAAAACGTGGCGAGAATTATGTATACAGTATTGAGGCGAAAACTGAACGAGGTAGAGTAGAAACATTTCAGTTGCGTGGAAGGACTCTGTATCACCATATTTTTCATCTGGGAAAACCAACCGAAGAAAAGGTTCTTTTCCAGTTTTCAGAACAATAAAAAAAGTCGCCAAATTTGGCGACTTCTGAGAATGGTATAACTTATTCCCTGACAAGATAAGTATACCATCCTCAGTCTATTTTTGCAAAAAACGCTGCTATTTCGGCGTTTTATCGTCCTTGTATTAGATACTAACTTAACGGACGTAGAAAATTCTGGGGTGTTTGTCATGAAGAAATCATTTGTTAGAGAACGCAGAGTGGAAGCAGGACCATATAAAGAAATCCGATTGTATAGTAGGACGATCGAGCAAGAAAGAAAATGCAGAGAACCCAGAGGTAGGAGAAAGAAAGTAACTGGCTTATCTCAAGCAAGATGGAATCAAGCCCAAAGTAAACGAAAGGCCGCATTGTTCCTATATGCAAACTTTGGAGAAAAAGATTACTATGCAACCTTCACTTATTCTGATCAATTTCTACCTGAAAAGCCTGCTGATGCAAAGCGTGATCAAGAAAACACTTTGAAAAAACTAAAAAGACTCTATGAGAAAGAAGGGTTCGAACTCAAGTACATGTGGTTTACCTCTTATCAATACGATGAGGAAGTAGGCTATATTACTAGAATCCATCACCATATTGTTTTAAACATTGGACCATCAAGGGATGCAATCGAGAGTGTTTGGTCTAAAGGACGAGGAAAGAAGAAACAGACTCTTGGTCGAAGACAAGTGCAAAACATTCAATACGATTCAGATGGGATGCAAGGCTTGGTCAATTATTTAACTGGTCAAGAGAAATGGGAAAATCGCCAGTGGAAGAAAGGTCAAAAGCGATGGTCCAAGAGTCGAAACCTTAAAGAACCACACGAAACAACCAACGATGATTATTGGTCATTTAGAAAACTAAATAAATTAGGTATGTCCAACGATGATGGAGCAGAGGAAATTCTTAAGAGGTTTCCTCAATACCGAATTTTAGGAGATATATTGAAAATTTACGATGAGGATCGTGGATGGTATTTCAAAATTGAACTATTCAGAAATGATGATGGATAGAGAAAGAGGTAGAAATGGAAAGTAAACAAACGTATCTGGTCGCCTGCTTTGATAAATCAGATTGTATCGACATGATGCAGGAAGTCTTTTTGATGTTAAACATTGATGATCAAAACAAAGGGAAATATTTTCCATGTATTAAAACATTGGAAATCAAATCAGAAGAAAAGGAAATCCGATTTCTTCAAAATCAGCAAATTTGCGATGCTGCATCAAACAAATTAAATGATCATTCAGCATATGCAGGAATAGTTAAGAGTGATCGGTATTCACAATTCGTTTGTTTTGAAGATAAAGCACATTATGAGCGCATTTACCGAAGAATATTAGATACATTTGGGCAAAACGACAAAGAAGGATTTATTACTAAACTAATGCAGAAAGTAGGTAGAAACGATGTCTTCAAGAAATTACCAAAATAGAGTCAATAATGATTTAGGCGATATCTTTGAAAAAATGATTGATCAAGGTTGTTGGTACTACAGAACAAAAGAAATTGCTTTAATTGAAAAAACACCTGAACCGTTTCGTGTGAAGCAGATACTTGGCGATGGCAGAATGATCGTTTATCCAATCGGGAAAGCTCAACCAGATTACAAAGGAACTCTATGGGATGGACGTGCCATTGTTTTTGAAGCAAAGATGACCACAACGGATCGATTAAAAAAATCAGTGATTACACAAAATCAGGCGGCCTTGTTGGAGCTCCATCAAAAATTAGGAGCGATGGCAGGTGTTTGTTGCATGATTAAAAAGACCGTTGGATTTATCCCATGGAGTGATTGGCAAAACATGAAAGCAAAATATGGCCGTCAGTACATCCTTGAAGAAGAGTTGGAAGAATATCAGGTTGCTACGCCTGGCTACATCGATTTTCTGAATAAAACGAAATGGTGATCCTATGGATGAAAGAATAACGAGTTTCAAAGTAGCACGTGTCGAATTCACCATGTTTTGCGAGATACGAGGATGGACGGTTGAGTATTTTTCTAACAATCCCAAGAATTACCGTCAATACTATGCAAGATGTTACGTTCCAGAGAAGGCAGATACCTATCATTTTATTATTACACTTGCAGGGAAGTACTATCGCCTTCTCGGAAATAAGAAGTGGGAACCTTATGAATATGTGTATAAGCCAGCACATGCAGGAGGTGATCAACATGAAACAGAACCAACAGGCGATGAAGCAGAAAGAACATGAAAAAAAGAAGCGTCACAGAGAACGTGCTTTAAAACTACAACGATTACTTTATCTATCTAACCTTGATAATCGAGAGATTGATCCAATAAGCGAGGAAGAGATGGAAGCATTGCGTATTGAACTCTGGAGAGGGGAGCAATCCCACTTGCGAATTGTAGAGGTTCTTTACAAAGGCGAAGTGATTTTCACAGGTACTCGGAAAGACGTATGTCGGAAGTGCAAAAAAGCAAATCGAACGATGAGCGATTTATTACGTTATGGTCATGAAGATAAACAAGGAAGGACTTACCGCTATAAGGATTGGAGTGGAACCATTGACGATGGGGGTGATTACGATTAATCAAAATAATTGGAGGGAAATTCATGAATGAGTTAGTTGAATTAGTAGAACAATGGTCAAAAGAAAAAGGATTGGATAAAGCAGATTCTAGCAAACAAATGTTGAAAGTTGTCGAAGAAACTGGTGAAGTTGCAGCTGCGTTAGCAAGAAATGATCAAGATGCATTACGTGATGGTATTGGCGATGTAGTAGTAACCTTGATCATCTTGGCAATGCAAAATGATATGGACTTATACGAATGTTTGAATTTTGCTTATGACGAAATCAAAGGACGGACTGGTAAGATGGTCAATGGTGTTTTCGTTAAGTCCAGTGACCTGAAATAATTCCAGAATAGGAAGAGATAGCAAACTAGGAGGGCTTTATTTTTGAAAAAGAATCAACTAAGAAAAATGAAAAAAACTAATCCTAGCGTTTTTAAAGAAACATGGCGATATAAGCAAATTAGGTTGAAAAAAGAAGAACAAGATAGACTTGATAAAGCCGTAGTTAGAAAGGATCGTCCTGTCTGGCGTGATGGAGAAATAGTTGAATGGCAAAACGGTGAAGTCATTAATTGAAAGAAATAGCGGAATAGGAGGGAAAGAAATGACAGTTGCTGAACTAATTGAGGAACTAAAAAACTATCCATCTGATGCAAAAGTTACCACAACAGTTGGTGGGGAAGTATGCGAAGAACCTTGGTTGGAGTACAACGATAACTACAACATTGTTGATATAGGTACTACATGATCTAGCAAATAATGCAAGCTAATAAGAAAAAAAGCTATTCCTAATATCAGAATAGCTTTATACTACAAAAAATCATTAACTTGTAGTGACTACTTGAATAAACGATGGATGGATACGATAGTCTACACCTTTGTAATGGATATTGATGTAATCATATTTAAATAAATCGTGGCCTTCTTCCTCCCACCAGATATTGGGAGAGGAAAAACTTGTACCGACTTTACATTCATCATCAGCAGACAGATTCTCCCATTTACCAAGTAAGTTAGCATGGATGCTTTTCATGAAACAACCTCTTTCCTTAAAAAAATGTGTTGATTATTACTTACAGTTATATTATATCATCACACAATTTTTTATCCATTTGAAAACATTATATTTTGTGTATTTGAAATTGTTGTTCCCAATTTATAGTGTATTGCGCAGAAAATTATTAGTAAAGTATCTGTTAACTAAATTTATTGACGCAGAAAAAAGTATATACCTATTTTTGAATGGGTTGGTTTAAATAATTATTATATAAAGTTATTGGGTCCCGAGTAAATATTATTTTAATCGTCAGCGATAGCAAACAGGAGGGATAAAATGATACCAAAATTTAGAGCGTGGGAACCAGATACGAAATTTATGAACGATCAAGTCCGGGTGACGAGTAACCGATTCGGCGATGGTGAGGTTTTGGTTGAGGCTACCGATGGTTTTGGTTGGATAGAAGTGAAACCAGAGTATCTCATGCAATCAACAGGCTTGAAAGACAAGAACGGTATGGAGATTTTCGAAGGGGATTTAGTCAAGGTATCAGTTGACAACGGCTTTGATTATCTTTTCGAAGAACTGTCAATTGTAGAACCGTCAAAAATCCATTCAGGACTAGTCTGCAGCTTAAAAAGCCATGAAGCAGAGTATAGGATCATACATGCTGAAATATTGGGGTATGAGTATGAGGTTGTCGGAAACATCTACGAGAACCCAGAATTGTTGGAGGAAAAGTCATGACAAAAGGCGAGAAGAAACCTCTTTATGAAGTAGTGATTCTTGAAACTGAATATGATCGCTATTTATTAATGGACCTAGGACAAAAATGTTACGAAATTGTGCCTGAGTATGAAAACGATGGTTATAGCAAGCGATGGTTCACGGAAGAGGAAATTAAAGCGATCGATGAGCGGTTTTGGCAGTTTGCAGTTTTTGTTCCGGAGAAAGTCTATGAGCAATAAACAATCAATCGTCATAATACTGCTAACGATCGCAGGCTTGAGTTGGCTATCCTATACAATAGTGGACCAACAGGAACAAATTGAGCAGTTACAAGAACAACTGCGGCATGAGCAAATGAAGTATAAGATTATTATCAATGATCCGTTAGTTAGGGAAGCGATGGAAGCGGGAGGATGAAAATGACAGATCAAAAACCAATGTGGCAGGTAATGAGAGAAGCCGCCTTAGAACGTGAAGAAAATGAAGTTCAAAAAAGGGAAGAGGAAAAACGAACTGCACAGCGTAATTCAAAACAAATTGTAGCGAACGCAAAGAATGGGCGTAAATACTATTTCTATGCTGATAACGGTTCAAAACTACTCATCCGAGGAGTTGAACCTAGTCCAGTAAAATCAAATGAAGTGATGGGCAGGTTTATAGTTGAAAATCAAACATTCATTCTCACACTGCCAGTAGATAAAATCGAAAGATGGGAACTGATCTGTAAGGATGATTGCTTATGACGGTTGCATTGTCAATTTTTCTAGCAGTTGTAGGTACAATTTTTGCAAGTGTTATTTTCGGTAAAGAATTAGATGAAAAGGAGAAGCAAGCCATTGCCAAAGAAAAAATCGAAAGTAAAAAAGAAGAAGCGTAAGTTACTAGAAAAAGCCAAGGCGAACGGAACCATAAATAAAAAAGTTCTTGGTAAGACATTGAAGAGTTTGATCATTGATGAAGAACATCAAAATGGCTCACATTTTGATAAATAAAAAAAAGCCACTACCTTTTTGGTAAGTGACCTGTGACAAGACTATTTTACCATAAAGGGGTGGCGTTTGTGAGATTTCAATGGCTTAAAAACTACCAAGACTTAGAAGAACAAATACTCTTCATGAAATGGAATCTTAACAAGAGTAGGTTGGAATTAGATCGATGGGTCAACGGTGATTTAGCAAACGTGCGCCTTGAAAAGAATTCAAGATCATCATCGTTGGAAGAAAACATTAGGATCATAGAGAATGAATTAGAGCTGCTTGAAAAAGAAAAAATTGAACTGTTGGAATTAATCGATTCATTCAGCGGAGCAGATGTCCAAATTGTAAAGTTAAAGTATATTGATGACATGGATGTTTATGATATAGCAGATGCTACAGGCTACAGCGTATCTTATATCAGAAAGCGGCATACAGATATTCGCAAGACATTATCATTCGTGGATGAGTATGAAGCACGGCGAGAGGAACGCTTGAAGAAGCAAGAAGAAATGGATTACTATTCAGCAGACCAGGATCAGTTGAGCTTGTTTTGACATTGCCACAAAATGCGACCTCAAAGCCTGTGTATATTTCTTGATTTAAACGGGTTATAGTAATAGCGTAGAAGAAACGGAGAGCCGGTTGTTGGACTACTCACACTAATCCAAATACTGAAAGGGGGCTAATCCCTCATCGCTTTACTTCTTTGACGGATACGAAAGACAGCACAATTTTTTGAATAGAGGTGGAACTCCTTATTTCAGAATTCGCTCGTGCTGTCTTTTTGTTATTCACTTTTGTTCCTTTGTTCGGTATGATATTTATATTGGAGAAAAGGAGAGATTGTGAAAATGAAAAAAATAAATATAAATGATTGTATTATTAAATGTAAAGTAACTATAATTTCAATAGGTTTAGCAATGGTAATGGTACCATTCATTAATATTATTATCGACAAATTTACAAACGGAATAATTAGTTTTAAAGTTTTGGAAAATCCTTCAAAGCTTCTCACTGCTATGATGTTTGTAGGCATTTTTTTTGTTTATGTAGGTTGCGTGGGATTTGCGGCAGACAATATAAGATACAAATCTCGAATCTTAAAGCTTGTTATTTTTTTTATAAGTATTTTTCTTTTGGGAATAATTTCATTATTTTGTGAAAAAGAATCTTTCCTAAAAGATATTATTATAATAATTTCGTATACGAATTTGGTATGGCAGACTATTGAAGTTCTTATTCAGGTTATTTTCAAAATATGGAACTTCTTGAAAGGGTTAGATGCCAAGCAGTTATTAACTATAATTTTGCCCATCTTAGCATTGATAATATCGATTATTTTTAAAGTTGATTTTAATTTCAAATAAATAGCGAACACCTAACTAACGTTAGGTGTTTTTATTATGCCCAAAAGGAGAGACGATCATGAAGAAACCGCAGGATCATAAAAAGAAATCTGTTCCAGAAAAACAAGACGACTTCATCAAGATGCTAACTCAGTTGCAAGAAGAGAAGGACATGGATGATATTGCGGATCTGTTCTGGAAAGTCATTACCGCATACGGACTGAAGGTGGATGAACTTGCAGCACTGAATTACTACACGATGAAGCGATCGCTTGAGGCTCCTGTTAATGCAACCCTTCTGAAAGAGCGAATGAAGTTGGATGTTACTCAGCTCGGAATGGATGGGATCTTACAAGTGCAAAGAGCCTTGGTAAATGTTTACGGTGAGCAATTAGCCAAAGAGCAATGATACCAGTTGTAAAAACCAAAGCGGATCGAGCTAGGTTTTATGGATCGACTAAGTGGCGCAACCTAAGGCAGGCAATACTTGAGAGAGATCACTACGAATGCTTGTGGTGTAAAGCCGAAGGCAGACTGACTACACAGTATGATTCGATACTGGAGGTTGATCACATCAAAGAATTGGAAACAAATCCAGAGCTGGCGTTTGATCCTGACAATCTAAGAACGTTATGCAAGGACTGTCACAACAAGCGACATGATCGGATGAATTATCGTGGGCAACCAAAGAAAAGAAAGTGGGATGATGAATTTGACATCTTATAGCACACTAAAGGAATACGTTGAAGACGGAAGGTACACTATAATTGTCGGTCCAAGGAATAAATCTTTGATGACTAGAATTAAGGAATTATATCCTGAAGCAGTAGTAACAACCTCTAGTGCTGATGGTATTGATGGTAAAAAACTATTGGTTGATAAATTTGCAGCGGATGGATTAGGTCTTAAGTCAGCATTGCTTAAGTACAAAATCGTAGATGTAGTTTACGAAAACTTCACTAAACAATTCGTTGAAGGCGGCAATGTGACTGTTAACTTTTCTTCGAAGCTACATGAGGAATGGGAGAAGGCGTTCAATAAAATCAAACAAACTACTAGTGAAAGTTTAAGGAGTTCTTTTATTGGATGTGCAGTAGGTATTCATGCTCATCCAATAAAAGAACAAGTTGGTGAAGACTACATGGATTATTGCAAGCAGTTTTTCGAAGGTGATGTTTGGAAACAAAAGCGACAGGATATCTTGGATTCGAATAAACCACTAAACAAAGAAGATGTAAGCTTTGATTTAAACGGGAAAGTTCCAAAGCTGTACATCAAAGGCCAAGAGGTTGGGGTCGTATCAATGACGAACCACTATGTAACAAGCCATACATGGGGTAAGGGAACCAATGTGGCTACATTTATTTATGTGACTAATGATGATCCTAAACATAAAGTATTATCTATTGATCGGATCACTGGGGAGGTAATGAATCAATGAGTAAAGATACAAGAGCAAGCAAGAAAGAACTTGATCAGAATTTAATTGACAAAGCAATTGGGAATTTGCATCGGTTAAGATCAGCAGTAACCGAGGGAAGTATATCACTGGTTGATGGACGAGTCGAAGATACTTGGAACTTGTTGCAGTCTGATGAACTTGTATGCAATGTACTATCGATTGACATTGATTATGTAGACAATATTTACACAGAACAGAATCCCAAAAACGATTAGAAAATCAAACCAAAGTGGGGACCAACACACCCCCGGTCGAATTATTTTGGGGTCAAATCCCAATCTAGGGAACCGGTGGGAGGGGTCAACTGTCCAAATTTATGACTAAATTTTTTTTGCTAGGGGGGTGAGAGCCTTTGAAGATGTCAGATTTAAAGAAACAGTTGCTGAGACAGATTGACGTAAACGATCAGATGGAACTTGAAAAAGTTGAGAGATACCTTGATTTAGTTAGGCTTTATCGAAAAATGGATAAAGCTGTTAAGCAATACGGACCAATTGTCGAAGGCTTTAACGGCACTCAAACGTATCTTAAAACTAACCCAGCAATCGCTCAAAAAGTTACGATTTCTCGTGCAATTATTGCTCTTGGTAAAGACCTTAACCTTGATGATTTGAACGGAAAAGTAGTCACTGATAATCAAGATGATTACGATGAGAGTGATCTAACATGATTCATCAAAAACACGTTGATTACTATATCGAACAATTCAAATCGGGGGAAATAAAGTTTAACAAAGAGCGAGCAGATTTAATTGAGTATTTAGAACGTGATGTTCTTAGTCGGGATGATGTTTACTTCGATGATGTGATGATTGATAAGTGCATTGCTTATGGTGAGAAATGGTATTTCCCAATGCAGCCATTCCAGAAGTTCTTAATCGCATTTATCTTTTTTTATTTCAAAAAGAATGACCGGAATGTTTACCGTAAGTTCCTTTGGATGTTTGGCCGTGGTGGTGGTAAAAACGGGCTGCTATCAGTTGTTCTAAACTTCCTTCAAACTGAAATGCACGGCATCATGGACTACAACGTTTCGATTGTAGCTAATAGTGAAGATCAAGCGAAAACTTCATTCGAAGAAATATACAATACAATCAAACGGAATAAGACTTTACAAAAAGCTTTCGAATATGGGAAGTCAGTGATCACCAGCAAAAAGACTGGAAGTAAAATAAAATTCCGTACTAGTAATGGCGATACAAAAGATGGATTGCGTGATGGAGCAGTAGCTTTTGATGAAATCCATCGATACGAATCGAACAAAGATGTAAAAGTCCATATTAGTGGGCTTGGTAAACGTCCGAACCCGAGGGAGTTTTATGTGGGTACTGACGGTTATGTTCGTGAGGGATTCTTGGACAACATGAAAGAAAAAGCGAAAAGAGTGTTGAACGGTTCAGTCCGTTTCAATGCTCTTTTTCCTTTCATATGCAAACTTGATTCAGAAGACCAGGTCAATGATCCTGATAACTGGGAATTAGCAAACCCTATGTTTCATCAGCCGCTATCTGAGTATGCGGACAATCTCTACGAAACTGTTATGGAAGAATACGAGGATTTGGAAGACGATCCAAGTAACCGAGAAGAGTTCATGACTAAACGTATGAATTTACCTGTCACAGACTTAGAACGATCGGTGGCTAGTCGTGAAGAGATTCTGGCAACAAACAGACCATTCCCAACAAACCTAATCGGCAAACAAGCCATTGGCGGTTTAGACTATGCCAGTCTGCGTGATTTCGCCGCTTGTGGGCTTTTGTTTCGTGATGGGGATGATTATGTGTTCAAGACCCATTCGTTCGTTAGAAAGCAATTTGTGGACATTTACTACGGGTATTCTCGTAAAGCTTCTGAAACTACAAAAGAAAAATTTGCACCCATAAGGGAATGGGAAGAAAAAGGATTGCTGACGGTTATAGATGGGCCCACAATCGATCCTAAAACAGTTGTCGGCTGGTTTGTTGAGCAACGTGAAAAATACGGTATAACGAAAATAGTAGCCGATAATTTCCGGATGGATTTATTGCGACCATTGTTTTTGGAGGAAGGATTTGAAATTGAAGTGATCAGAAACCCAACTGCTGCAGATAATTTACTAGCACCAAGGATTGAAGATGCATTTGCAAATAATCACATTATCTTTGGGGATAATCCATTGATGCGCTGGTACACGAACAATGTGCTAGTTAAGACTAACGGTGATGGAAATAAATCATACAAGAAGAAAGAAGAGGTTCGTCGTAAGACAGACGGCTTCAAGGCTTTTGAATACTGCCTATGGCGTGCTGATGAAATCATTGATTACGACTACGATGATGCCTTTGATATGTTGGATGAAATCGAATTTTAGAAAGCGAGGGCTAGGTTATGTTTAGTGATTGGATCCATTTAACCGAAAGAGAGTTTTTTATTAAATACTGGTATATTCTGATACCGATATTTCTGTTCATTTTATTTATTGCAGTGTTGATTGAATGGGTTTCACGCAGAAAGTGAGTGATCATTATGTATAAACCACAATATCTAAACGTTGAGCGAAAAACAAAAAACGTAATGGCCGGTAACACAGTCTATTTCACCAAAGTAACTACAACGCCTTTGGGTTACAAGAAGAAACCACCTGAACAGGTCCAAAATAAATCAGGTAGGCGATTTGCCGGAAAGTGAAGGTGATCCATATATCTAATCCAATTGAAAGGTGGTGAAAATATGTGAGTTTATTTGATGTCTTTAAGCAGTCCATACGTAATGAAGAACCTTCAGACTGGATTCCTAATCTCGTCTATGGTGATGATGAGTCCGCTCGAGCATATCTGAAAATTATGGCAAAGAATACAGTGCTAGATTTTGTCGCAAGGACCATGTCCACACTGGAAGTAAAATTCAAAAACAAAGATGGTACTGCTGATTGGGAATACATTTTGAATGTTCGACCCAACAATGATATGTCGGCTGCAACATTCTGGGAAAAGTTCTTCTACCGACTTATGGACGACAACGAAGTACTGGTCATTTTTACTGAAGATAACCAATTGCTGATAGCTGATGATTTTTCTCGTACGGAATATGCCGTTTATGATGATGTGTTTACTGGCGTAACAGTAAAGAACTATGTATTTCAAAAAAGCTTCAATATGTCTGACGTAATCTACATCGAATATAACAATGACAAGCTTGATCGTTTTACTAAAGGCCTGTTCGAGGACTATTCCGAGCTATTTGGGCGAATCATTGAAATTGCTATGCGAAACAACCAAATTCGTGGTTCAGTGTCTATCGATTCAACCGGAAGTATTAACGAAGAAAAAGGGAAAGACGGCAAGACACGAAGCCAAAGGTTACAAGAGTATATCGACAAGGTCTATAATGCATTCAAAACAAAATCTGTAGCAATTGTAGCAAAAATCAAAGGATTCGAGTACGAGGAATACACTAACAAACAAGGGGTTTCCAATCAGTCACTGGATGAGCTAAACAAAATGAAAACATCGTTGATCGATGATGTAGCAAACGCCATAGGAGTTCCTACGGCGCTTATTTATGGTGAAAAAGCTGAACTTGATTCTAACCTTCAAGCCTTTCGGAAGTTGTGTATCGCACCACTAATGAAGAAGCTTCAGGATGAACTAATGGCGAAAATTATTACTAAAAAAGAATACAAGAACGGCGAACGTATCAAAGTTTCTAAAGTATTGCCTGTCAGCATTTTGGAAAACGCTACTCAGATCGATAAGATCGTTTCTTCCGGAACGTTTTTGCGTGATGAAGTACGTGAAGTGACTGACTATGATCCGTTGCCGAATGGCGAAGGACAGCAACTGATTATGACTAAGAACTATGAAAAAGTAACGAAAGGGGGTGAGAACGAAAATGCCGAAAGTTAAAAAAGTACCGTTTCAATTTACCAACGAAATCCAAAATGGTAAGCACATTCTCACCTTGAGTGGCAATGTCCAAAAGAAATATTGGCGTGACGATGATGTCATTAATGCGAAAGATATCCGAGAATCACTGGATACAGTCACAGATGATATCGTGATCAAACTGAATAGTCCTGGCGGCGATGTGTTTGAAGGGATTGAAATTTACAACTACCTAAAAGATCACCCATCAAATGTCACTGTCGAAGTAACTGGTTTGGCAGCCAGTGCCGCAACTTTCATCATTGCTGGCGCTGACGAAGTGATCATGAATGTTGGCACTTCATTGATGATTCACGAAGCTTCAACATTTGCTTGGGGAAACAAACAGGATATCCAAAAAACTTTGAATGCATTGGAGACCATCGATGATTCAATTCTGGCAATTTATTCTGATAAGACCGGTCAATCTGCTGACCAATTACGTGAATGGATGAATGAAGAAAAATGGTTCACGGCAGATGAAGCTGTAGAGTTTGGATTTGCTAATTCTGTGAAACGTGCCGAACCGGAAGAAGAACCACAAGACATTGCTGAATTGATTCAAAATGCTGTCGCTGTTGCGATGGCTAATTTAAGCCAACCTGTAACAGATCAAGTGGAACAAGAACTAAAACCAAAATCATTAATCGCACGATTGCGAAAAGGAGAATAAACTATGTTAAAAATTACCGACAAAACTGCAGATGCGAAAAAAATCTTTAACGCTATTTCTGCAAAAGAAGATGCAACACCTGAACAAGTAAACAATGCTTTAGAAGCTTATGTCACAGCCATTGCAGAAGATGCAGGTGCACAAGTACGTGCTGAGTACGAAGAATTAAAGAACGTAACTGACAACCGTGTTTTAGAAGCTCGTGGGATTCCGACCTTAACTGCTGAAGAAACGAAATTTTACAATGAAGCAGTTAAAACTGGTGGATTCGATCAAGAATTAGTTTGGCCAGAAACAATTCTAGAACGTGTATTTGAAAACTTACAAAATGATCATCCAATCCTAAATATTATCAACTTTACGCCAACCGTTGGACGAGTTAAAGTTATTCGCGCTCGTCGTAAAGGTGTTGCAGTTTTCGGTCCATTGCATAAAGATCTTGAAGGACAATTAGACGCTGAGTTCGGCGCAACCGAGTTTGTCCAACTTGCATTGACTGCATTCTTCCTGATTTCGAATGATACGTTAGACTTAGGACCTCGGTGGATCGATCGCTTTATCAACCTTTCTTTAAGCGAAGCTGTTCGTGACGTTTGGGCGAAAAAAGTCATTGTGGGAACGGGTAACAACGAACCGATCGGTTTAACAAAAGATTTAGATGGTGCCGTAACAGGCGGTGTTTACCCAGACAAAGCAAGCGCTGGAACTTTGACCTTTGCTAAAGATAAGATCGTCAGTGAGCTAGGTGGAGTAATGAAAGTTCTATCTAAATACACCTATAAAATTGATGCTGATGATGAAGGTGAAACTAAATATCGTTCTGTAGCAGGAAATGTATATTTGATTGTTAATCCGGTTAACTACTGGGATATTATTGTCCGTGTCACTTTAGCAAACTTGAATAATGTGTATGGAACAACAATGCCATTTATCAGTTTGGATCACATTATCGAATCTGTCGATGTACCCGAAGGCAAGCTAATTTCATATGTTGGAAAAGAATATGATGCCACACAATCTAGAGCAGAAAGAGTCTACGTATACAAAGAAACATTTGCTATGAAACGGGCTACCCTTTATGCTGTCGATATGTTAGGAAATGGATATCCAACGAATAACGATGCTGCACAAGTATATGATCTTGATTTTACTGAAACACCTGTTGACGGTGGCTCGGGGGAGTAACAACGCCTAACGCTCGTATGGCGACTGTAGACTATTCTAGCCTTACGGTTCCAGAACTAAAAGCGTTGTTAGACGAGCGTGCAATTGATTATGCAAGCAACGCTAAGAAGCAAGATTTAATTGATCTATTGGAGGGATGACGAATGAACGATCAGGTGTTTATTGATGAATTCAAGGAACGTTTTCGTATTTTTCATTCGTCCGAAGATGAAAGTATTGGCAAGCAACTGGAAAGTGGGCTTGCCGATATTAAATCGATCATTGGAGAATTCGATCCTACAAAGTATGAAAAAGGCAAAGAGTTGGTCTATGAGCGTACTCGTTATTTAAGAAACGAGGCACTCGAATACTTTTATGACAATTTCCAAGTGATGATCATGGATGCTTCAATTGACTTGGTAGGTGATCAAGTTGCCGATTAAAACCAAATATGAAAGACCTGAAATTGTAGCCGGTGATCTAAATACGCCGGTTACTTTTTTTGAAGTAAAACCAAACGATGGGCCTGAACCTGGTGAACAAGACAACAAGAAATTGTACTACTGCACTTGCTTAGTCTACAATCCTTCTTCTAAGGATAGGGATATTCTTAGCGGTAAAGGAACAAAGAAAGCTGTCACTATCAAGATTCGAGATCCATTCACAGATTATTTGCCAAACAATGCGCATAAAGTAGTCTTGGATGATTTCCGATACAAAGATGATGTGTGGGATATTGTAGATTTTGCGCCAGATGTTGAGAATAACGATTTTCTTAAAATCATCTTGGGGGTGACCTCATGAGCGTTTCAGTTAAAGGTGTGGACGAGATACTAAAGAATCTCGAAGCCAAGCTATGTCCAGCAAGAACAAACCGGATCGTGAATAAGTCGCTTAGAAACTATGGGAAAAAATTGCAACAAGATGTGCAAGAGGCGGTATCCAGTTACATGGATACTGGTGAAACGCATGACACAGTAATTGTTTCCGGAGTGAAAAAAGGACCGCCTAAAACGATCGAAGTTGGTTGGGGTCAAGGTTCAAGATGGCGCTTAGTGCATTTGAGTGAGTTTGGCTATACTCGGTTTGGTAAGTACATTAGCCCTAGAGGAATGGGGAAATTGCAAGGTGTGGTTGATAAAACAGAAGGATCTGCATTTGAGGAGATGCGGTCAGAATTGGAGGAGTTAGCACGATGAAAGATATGATGATGGAAGTCTACAACGTTTTATCTGCTGATCCTACGATTGCAAAAGAGGTTACTGCAAAGAACATCAAATTCTATGAAGTACCTGAAAGCTTAGATTCGACCAAACCTTTTATTATAATCGATACACCCCTTGGACCGCCGACTAGTGCTTACTACGCTGCCAACAAAGAGATGTCGCAAACGTTCAGTTATCAAATTAACGTTGAAACTCAATCAAGAATTTTGACGAAAGAAATTGCTAAAGCAGTGAAAGCTGCGATGTGGAAATTTGGTTATGCTCAGTTAAGTGGTGGGCTTGACGAATATTTCTCAGAAACAAAACGTTTTGTGGATGCAAGGCGTTATCGAAAAAATACACAAATTCACGACACTGATTTTTAATCGGTGTCTATTTTATTAGGAGGAATTTATAAATGGAAACTTATGGTTTTGATAAATTATCGGTTCGAAAACTTACTACAGCTTTAGAACCAGATACAACAGCGGAAATTCACATTTTAGAAGGTAAACAAAAAGAAGGTGGACCTACTGCCTTCGACTTAACAGGGCTATCCAAAGAAGCAGTGAAAGTATTTGCCGGTAACGTTGAGTATTACTTGTCCAAAAAAGGTACCGGATCAGTAGCTGCAAACTTTGGTTTACTGGATGTGCCTGTAGAAGTTGAACAAGAAATCTTAGGATTGATCAAAATGGCGGAAGGTATTGACGGTTTCGGTGATGAAACGGATCCTCCTTATATGGCTGCAGTCGCTGAAGCAGAAGATTTATATGGTGAACCAGTTGCTTTTGCTATGGTAGCAGGTTCGTTTAATCGTGATGGATTTTCATTGGCTACGAAAAACGATGAAGATTTTACACCTGAAGCGGGCGAGTATGTTTACAACGCAATCTCTCGAAAAATTACTATTGGTGAAAATGATAAAACTGTTAAAGTCTTACGTGCATTTGGGACGGCCGCAGTCGCTCAACTAAAAACTGCCGTTCTTGGTGGTGCTGTTACTCCTCCAAGTGGTGGTGGACAGTAATATGACAAAGGTTAGTCTTCGGACTAGCCTTTTTATTTTTTGATTAATAGGAGGAATTATACATGTCAGAAATTGGAAAAGAAATCAGATTAGATCTAATGATCAATGGAACAAGAAAGACCTTCACACAAAGCCACGTGCCTTATTCAAAAGCTTTGGATTACACGGATGGTGAAGCAAAACTTTTTAAGAAGGATGACGAAGGAAATGATATTGATCCTCCAGCCAGAGCGCTTACTGAATTCCGTGCTGAGTTTGTAGCCGGCTTGTTTGATGATAAAGATTTAACCGGAACTGTCCTTTTAGATGGTATCGATGCATGGGACAGAGATTTGATCTTGGAAATCATCATGTATCGTGTCTTAGGTTACGAAAAAGACGTGGAAGAATCAGATCCAACAGACAAGAAAGGCCCAAAAGGAAAAAAGGACGGAAAATAAGTTCGTCCGATCATCATGAGTTACAGCTAGATGTTGTGAGATCGATATTGAAAATTTATCCCAGTTGGACAATCAATGACGTTCTGAATACAGATACGCTGTACCTTTATGAAATTATGTTTAAACAAACGCCAAAAGGAAAGAAAAACAAGAAACGCAAAGAAATTAAGCCATTGTCTGATTTAGTCAAAGGGAAAGGGGGCGGATGATTTGGCTGGTGCAACTCCTTTAGGAAATATGGTCATAAAGCTAGGGTTGGATGATGCCGATTTTGGGAAAGACGTTGCTAATTCTAAAAAGCAAGTACAATACCTAGCAAAAGAAATGCAAGCAAATATGAAAGTAGCTGATTTGGCAGGGAACAAACTTGGCAAATTAGGCACTCGATACGATGGTTTAACACAGATTATCAAAGCACAAGAAAATCAAGTGACCGCCCTCAAGAAAGCCTATGATGGTTCATTTGTTGATGGTAAAGCTACTGACTCCACGAAACGGCTGGCTAACCAATTACAAGATGCTAACGGTAAACTGGCAAACTATAAACTACAGTTACAAAATACTGCAGGAGCGATTGCTGACTATCAAATCAGAAATGAAGGTTTGACTGGTTCAATCAATAAAGCAAGCGATGTTTTAATAAACAACGGCAAAAGACTAGGGGACACAGGGTCTAGTTTGACAAAAGGCTTAACTGTACCTATTGCGGCTGGCGTGACTGCTGTGACCGCCGCTGCTATTAGTTGGGAATCAGCATTTGCTGGTGTAAAGAAAACATCAGACGAAGTGGTGGATAGCAATGGTAATGTTGTTTATTCATACGATGATCTTGAAGCGAGTTTAAGAAATCTTGCAAATGAACTACCGTCAACCCATAGTGAAATAGCTGCTGTTGCCGAAGCTGCAGGGCAGCTGGGGATTCAAACAGACAATGTTTCTGCATTTACTAAAGTAATGATCGATCTAGGCGAGTCAACAAACATGAGCGCTGAAACAGCTGCTACTGAGTTAGCTCGTTTTGCTAATATTACTCAAATGTCGCAAGATAAATTTAGCAACTTAGGTTCTGCATTGGTTGACTTAGGTAATAACTTTGCAACAACAGAATCTGAAATATCGGCGATGGCATTACGGTTAGCAGGTGCCGGTGCACAAATTGGCATGTCCGAAGGCGACATTTTAGGATTTGCAGCAGCATTAAGTTCTGTTGGTATTGAAGCGGAAGCTGGTGGGTCTGCCTTCTCTAAAGTGATGGTTAATATGCAATTAGCTGTTGAAAAAGGAGCGGGCTCATTTGACGAGTTGAAAGCACATGCCGAGGATCAAGGTGTTTCTTGGGAAAGATTAGTAACAGCGGTGCGAAATGGTGGCAAAGAACTAACTGGTGTTTCCAAAGAAATGGGATTTACATCTGCAGAACTTAAAAAGATGTATAAAGAAGCTGACAATTCGAAAACTAGCTTGGAACAGTTTGCTGATGTTGCCGGAATGACTGGGGACAAATTTGCTGAAATGTTCAAATCTAATCCATCTGAAGCAATTATGAAATTTGTCGAAGGATTAGGAAAAGCCGAAGAACAAGGTTCGTCTGCAATTAGTGTGTTGGATGACATGGGTATAACTGAAGTTCGGTTAAGAGACAGTTTGCTGCGTGCAGCTAATGCCAGCGGAGTATTTGCTGGGGCGGTAGAAATGGGTAACAAAGCATTCGGAGAAAATACTGCACTTGCTGAAGAAGCTGGCAAGCGGTACGAAACAACGGAATCCAAACTAAAAATGCTTAGGAATGAGGCAGTGAACGCTGCTATTGATTTAGGAGGTCCTTTTGTTGACGCATTAAGAGATGGATTAGAATCGAGCAAACCTTTAATCAAACAAATCGGTAATCTAGCTGAGGCGTTTAGCAATGCGGATCCTAAAACCCAACAGATGATCGTAAAATTGATAGCTGCTACTGCGGCCGCTGGCCCTTTGTTATCAATTACCGGGAAATTAAGTGGCACAATTGGAGGGTTAGGAAAATCCTTTATTGATCTAAGTGCAAACATGGCCAAGAAAAAAGCTATTGATGAAGTTAAAAAATCATTTATTGATGGAGATATTTCCGCCAATGACTTTCTAAAAACTTTAGCAGGTGGGTCAGGCACCATGACACAATTTGGAGCTGCAGCCAGTGGGGCGGCAGGATCTGGTGGCATAGGAGCCATGTCGGCTGCGCTCGGTCCATTAGGTCCACTTATTCTTGGTATCGTCGGTGTTGGTGGTGCTCTTGCAGTCGGGTATGGTGCATGGAAATTATTCGGTGAAGAAGCCTGGAATTCTAGTCAACGTGTTCAACGATGGGGAACTGATGTTGGAGAAGCCGTTGATGGCACCTTAACAAAAGTGCAGGATAATACGCAAAAAGCATCAGGGCAATTTGGTTTAATGGCAGATGGATTTGCCACTAACTCTGACTCTATGATCTCAAATTTTGAGAAAATAGGTCAGACCATTGAAGACAGCCTTGTGAAGAAAGTCGAGGGCTTGGATAAATTAATAAAAGAGCTTCCTGAATCTGTTAATTCTTCTGTCAGTGAAATGGTAGAAGACGAAAAAGTTAAGGCGGAATCTGCATTACAAACAGTTCAAGAGAATACCGCAAGAATCACAGAGATAAAGAAAGCAGCTAGTAATAGCAATCGAGAGATTAGTGTATCTGAAGCAAAAATTATTCAAGATCTGGCGAAAAATACAACTCAAGCATATGTTGAAACTTTAGATGTTTCTGCAAACGAGAAGAAAAAAATACTTGCAGCCATGAACGCAGATGTAGCAAATGCAACAGAGGAAGAAGCGAAATTGTGGTTGCAATCTTTAGGTAAGCAAAGGCAGATAGCCCAGCAAAATGCAACTTTAAGTAGACAAGAAAAAGAAAAGTACCTACAAGATTTGGGATACAACTTAGATGGTGAGTTCGCTAAGATATTTCTGGCGGCTTGGGATGAGATAAATTCAACGACTGTAAAAGGTTTTGATTCTCAAATGGAAACGATTCTTAAAAAATATCCTGAATTACAAAATGAGGTCTCTCTTGCAAACGGGCAACTAATTTCAAGTATGGGTGATTATGCTGATAGTGCAATTGCAGAAAACGAAAAAATCCTAAAGAGCGCTTCTGACTTATCAAGAGAATTGGCATCAAATGCAGAAAAGAATGCGGAAAAAATCTCTTGGACTGCATCAGAATCAAGTAAGGCTGGTAAGAAAGCAGCTCAAACTTGGAATGATTTAGTTTTTGATGAAAAGACCGGAGAAGTTAAATCCAATGTTGCAGAGGTCGTTACAGAAGCTACTAAAGATTCTCTAACGTGGAATAATTTGAAGCTAGTAGTCCATGATGCCGACTTAGATAGTAATGCAAAAGACGTTATCGGTGAAGCTGCAATTGCTAATGGTTGGTGGGACGGTATGGCTTGGTCCGATAAAAAAGCAATACTACAGGACGAATTTTCGATAACAATGTACAAAGCATTAGAAGACTCGGGAAAATGGGCAGAGATGTCATTTGATGAGAAAAAAGCATTCCTTTACTCTAATACTCCTGAAGTCATGGCAGAAACAATGCTTAATTTGGGAATGTGGGAGCAATTTCAACCCCAGATTAAAAATTTGAATGCTGAAAATTATGATCTCTTAAATGCATTAAGCTTTTCGAAAACTTCATTAAACGAGTATAACGCACTAGATCCAGAAGTTAAAAGATTGATAGCAGAAGATCCAGCAACTTTAACGGTTAGTCAATCTAAGAAAATGCTAGAAACATATAACAGTGTTTCTCCAGAGCTGAAAAGATTATTGGGAGACAATACAAATGTAAATAGCATATTGGCAAACTCTAAGAGCAAAATCAATGATTACAATGCTACTGGTGTTGGTGCGAAACATTTACATGCAACAGCAGATTATTCTGAAGTACTAAGAGCGAAGAGTGAAATTGCTCAAGTATATAGCAAAAATGTGGTAATCGATGTTGAGTATCGTGGGAGAAGAACAGGACAAACAGCTATTCCAAATGCCAAAGGAACAAATTACCACCCGGGTGGAGATATGATCGTAAATGATCAATCAGGACCATTATACAAAGAGTTGGTTCAGTTCCCTGGTCAGGCTCCATTTATACCTCAAGGTCGAAATGTGTATATTCCCAATGCTCCTGCAGGAACGAAAGTTGCTCGAGCTAGTATCACCAAATCGATCATGCGGCGCTTGGGCATTCCAAAGTATGCCGACGGCGTGGGTATTCCGGAAGATTCCTCATTGGTTCGAAACTTGAGAAGTATGAGTCCATCTGTAGAGCCAACATCAACTACGATTGTTAATACGCAAGACTATTCGGACAAACTTGATCAATTGATTGCCATAATGTCTTCCTTTGGAAAGGATCTCCGAAACGTGAAATTTGAACTGAATCGTAGAGTTTTAGGCGATGTGATTATAGAGGAGTCTAATCGAAGAGAACGAACACAAATCAGAGGAAGGGGGATAAGAGGTTGATATCAGATGTAACTATAATCTATAGTGGATCAAATTTAACAGAAAAAATGGACTTAGATGAAGCTCCTGATTGGGGCATACTTCCGGAAGTTGAGAATGTCTATGAGGATCAAACCAAAAATGATGGTAAAAAATTTAAGTACAAACGAAATCAAGGGAAATCTATCCCTCTTAGCTTCCTGATGGCTTCCGAAAATTACATTGCCGATCGTGATACTCTAGCCCAGATTTTGAATCAGGAAACACCCCAACAGTTACAAATTTCAATTTTTAAAGATCGGTATTGGAATGCTATTATTGATGGCTCATCATCGTTTGTCAGAGAAATGGATGATAAGAATCAAGTGAGGATTAGTCTTTCGTTTTATGTTCCAGAAGGAATCGCATATGCTACAAAGACTGATATCTATACCACTCAATCAGATACATTCACCGTCAATAATAAAGGGACATACAAATCATATCCAATCTTAGAAGCAACGATGCCAGGAGACAATGGTGTGGTTGCTTTTATCAACAATAGAGGTAAAATCTTGCAATTTGGTAATCCCGATGAAGCTGATGGAGTTGGTTACACTGAATCAGATCGTGTCATTTGGGATACGGTCATGATTGCTTCTGCTGAAGCAAGCCGGGGATGGAAAATAAATGGATACCAGTTTGACGGTTTGTGGAATGGAACGGAAAAACTAAATGCTAACGGTACTAGGAAGTTTGGATCAGATGGCGGCTACGGATTTGTAACGCCGGATTCTTACGGAACTGGCACACAAGGCTTCAAAGGGATCACGTATGGTCGTAAGGTGTCGCCTGATTCACAAGGACATGTCGGGGCAAAAGATTTTGAGTCTCGTCATGGTGTGTGGTTTGAAACTGGAAATATTCGGCAAACAGGTATCTACATTGTGGAACTGCGTGATGCTTCAGGTAAAGCGGTGTGCTCAGTGACTTTTTATAAGCTTTCTTCTTCAAATAATAATGCGAAGATTCGAATCAATGTAAAAGGTAATTGGAAAGAATGGTCCTTTCAACCGACTGCATGGAATTTCTATACCAAAAAAGGCAGAGAGTTTTCGATTGTGAAAGAAGGGAACTTGTTGAGATTCCATGTTGGGGGAGTCGCCAACGGCGGCTTTATCCATTCCATTCGATTAGATGAATTGAAGGACGTTGAAGTGACTGATGTTGTTTATTATATGGGAGTTCCTGTAAATGGCACACCGTTATCACATATGAAACTCACTCATTCCACATTTCGAAAAGATAAAGTTGAGAAGGTTCGAGATGTGAAGAATCTTTTTGGGGAAGCTGATGTTCTGCGAGCAAATTGTAGTACGGGAATTGTCACGCTAAACGGAATCGAGCAAAAAGGCTTGGGCAGTTTAGGGAATGACTGGGAAGAATTCTTTTTGGAACCTGGGATTAATCAAATAGAGTGTATTTATTCCTCTTGGGCACAAGCGCCAAGTTTTAAACTTTACAATCAGGAGGCTTACTTATGATTATCTTTTTTTTCGATCGGTTCTGGAACCCTCTTGGAAAAGCTTCAGCAAAACTGCCTAAAGGTGTTACTTACTATGATGATCACGAAGTCGAAGATGTCGAAACTGGCACTTCGACTTTTGAAGTCTATGTGGGATTTGACGAAGAAAATCGAAATATTGTGCGAGCATATGGTCAGGAAGCAACGTATTTTGTCACTACTGATCAGGAAGGCCATGGAAGACTATGGTCTGTCATTGATGATGAATCAGATGAAGAAGCAATGTTCCACTACTTTTATGGTGAAGATGCGGGTATGGATCTAATTAATGAGATGCTCCCAGCGTGGGGATCGCCGGGCAGTGCTAAACCGATCGTTTATTATATCGAACGAGCAGCAGCAGATTCGGGCTTTGAAATCGGAATTAATGAGATTCCTAATCTGACTCGAACATTGGAGTGGGATGGAGAAGCGACTGGGTTAAATCGACTGCAGTCTATTTTTACGCAATTTGACAACGCAGAATTACAATTTCGCTTTGATATTGATGAAAACACACTTGAGTTAAAACACAAGTATATTGATATCCTAAAGAAACGAGGAAATGATACAGGTATTGAGCTTCGGATGAATCGTGAAGTGAAAAATATCCGGATGAAGCGCAGTCGAGCAAACATGTTTAACGCTTATCGATGTTACGGTGCAACACCTGAGGGAAAAGAAAATCCAATAACTTTAAACGGCTACTCTCTGACCACCGCACAAAAAGAAATTAATCCTGAGACCGGCAAAGCAAGATTTGTTCTGAGTGGAAATATTTTGAAAGATACCGAATCAAATGATAAGTACAGCCGCTATCTTAATCCCTACGAACAAGGCGAAGACGAGGGATACTACACAGGTATCTATAACAGCGAAGCAACAACACAGAATGCTTTGGCCAACGAAACCATTCTTCGGTTAAAGAAGACAGGCTATCCAGAGGTAAATTACGAGGTCGATGTTGTTGATGCTCCACGTACCTTAAAAGCTGGTGATTATGTTTCGATCGTCAACGATAAAGATGAACTTTACCTAGAAGGACGTATTCTTAAAACGGATCGTAGTAGGAGTAACGACACTTTTGAAATTACTTTAGGAGATTATCTGATTCGTGATAGTGGAATCGCTGAACAAATTCAAGCGATGGCAGACAAGCTTAAAGGAAAAGATGGAGTAAGCAACTTCATCTTCTATGCTTATGCAGATGATGATAAAGGGACTGGTTTTAGTCTGAGTCCTCAAGGAAAGAAATATACTGGTTTAACGGTTAGTTTAGTGAATCAGCAGCCGAGTGATCCAAGTGTTTACACATGGAGTCTGTCAAAAGGATCGGACGGTCGAGGAATTTTAGGATCTCCCGTTTCTACCTTTGCGAAGTCTAAAGATGGAACAATTCCTCCGACAACATGGTCATCGACAAGACCAAATGTAGAACCTGGGGAGTACTTGTGGACTAGAATCGTTACCACTTATACCGATAACACAACTTCTGAAACTCAGACTCCTACATTAATGGGGGCTGATGGACCTTCAGGTTTAGGTATCAGAGATAAATCAATTAGTTATGCTGTGGGAACAAGCGGAAATACACCACCTTCAAGCGGATGGCAAGTAACAATTCCTATTGTTTCTGCAAACCAATATCTTTGGACTAGAACAACAATCGTTTACACGGATGATTCAAAAACGGATGCTTATTCGGTAGGGAAGATGGGTGCAGATGGTGCGAATGCTAAGTTGCTCTATCTTACAGCTTCAGCTGAGAATATGGCTTTCAATGCCGATGATACTCCGAAGACAACTCAGACAATCAACATATCGGCAAAACTTCAAAACGTCACAGGAACAGCAACATTTACGGCTATTCCCTACATTGGTAACACTGCTCAAACCGCAATCACTCTTGGTGGAACTGGTAACACAAGAACTTTAACAAGTTCGCAGTGGACAAACAAAGATTGGACGCTGATCGCCATTACCGCAACTTTGGATAATTTAAGCGACATACTGAGTATTGTAAAGGTAAAAGATGGAAAAGAAGGTGAAACATACTATCCACATCGTGGATATTTGATGGCAGATGGGATGTTTACCAAGGTTTATCCGAATGAGAATTTACTTTCAATTTCTAGATTCGAAAAAACTGCTTCTAGGGAATTTGTAAATGATTCCAGATGGGATTTAGCTCCGATATTTGAAAAATATGGGATCGGGATCGAATATACAATATCATTTGATTTGAAATCTGCTGTTTCAGGTCCAATACAAGTTTATTCTCAAAATGGATCTGGAACTAAGTACAACATTGGAACAACTACAGTCCAAGCAACAACTGAATACAAACGCTATAGTGTGACGGTTACTCCACAACTACAAACAGGAACAACTATGACCCAAGCGCTCTTGGCATTTTACGGGGTATACGATAGTGGACGTATACCAACTATTAAGAATGTTAAGGTTGAGTTGGGGAGTCTTTCTACTGTGGACATACCTTCGCCGAATGAGAATTATAGCGAAGCCTATCCAAAATATGAAGGATTCTATTCAGATACGAATCAAGTTGGGTCTGATAATCCTGACGATTATAAACCATGGACACCCTTCATGGGACCGCAAGGGGGACAAGGCCCCAAAGGAGATTCAGCACCACTCATTTCTTTATCAGGTGCAACACAAGCGATCACAGTTGATAAAGATGGAAAGATCACTCCAGCTTCTAGTTTTGCGGTGAACGGAACTGCAGTAAACACTGCTATCTCAAATTGGACGTATAGTCTAAACGGTGGGAATTTTGGTTCAGCTGTTCCTACAGGAGTTACTCGATCAGGTAACATTGTGACGATTGATCCTACAAAAGCTGTATTTGATACGTTTACCATCAAGGCGGCAGATGCGACTGTGAGCGATGTATTCACCATTTCTAGAATCAAAGACGGTGGGGAAGGTACCCCTGGTGCAGATGCTTATACTGTTTTCCTTACAAACGAATCCTACACCTTTGCGGGATCAACAACTGCAGCATTGGCTGGTTCAACTACAACACAAATTGTGATTTACAAGGGAATCAGTAAAATAGACCCTACTGCGATATCTGTCGGAACTATGCCAACAGGAATGACTTCTACAGTTAGCGGACTTGGTACAGCAATCATTACATTTACAGTCACTACGGCTATGACAAGTAAGAGTGGTACTGTGCCAATCACAATCACAGCTGATGGCAAAACATTCACAAAGCAGTTTTCTTACGCTCTATCTTTACAAGGGGCAACAGGGAACACCGGCAAAGGGGTTGCTGCAGAAGAAATCAGCTATTCTATTTCTCAAGATGGAATAACTCCGCCAACGTCTGGATGGTCAGGGACAAGACCCACACCTAAAGCGGGCTGGTATATGTGGACACGTACCAGATTCAAATATACGGACAATACCTACAGTGCTTATTTCTATCTTGTCGCTCAACAAGGCAAAGATGCGATCATTATCTCTGATACAGCACCTGCCAATCCAACAAAAGGAACTTTATGGCAAGATAGCAGCGTTGTTCCTCAGATCATTAAAGTATTTGACGGCACTGCATGGAGTATGTGGGGGATGCCTATTGATAACTTACTTGCTACCAACATTCTTTCTGAGAATGGGGTGTTCAAAAGGTTAGAAGGGGCCGAGATTGTTGGATCTGAGTTTATAAATCCTTACACAAGATCCTACAATGATGGGACTTTTGCACAGGGTACCCAAAGAATTGGATCTGCTGAACTTTATAACTCAGGTGTAATTAAGAACTCTCAAGGGGCAATAACCCAATCATACGAGACTATATTTAGTCACCAGTTCGTGTCGATGGCTAGGTATAGCGGGTCAGCTGCAGGAGATCAAAATGAGTTGATCGCATCTGCTTCACTTTCTTTTGATACTTTGACTCTAAATGACAGAGAAAATGGTTTTTCTGGAATGATACATGCTAGACAACTAACTGATACACCTTGGATTAATTTGTCATATGCAGCTGGTTTCAGGACTTCTGAAAATAATCCCTGCCAGTATCAGATCTCATATAACATGAAGGGAAAGAGAACAATTACCTTCAGAGGGCAGGTTGAGCGAACAAGTGGTGCTATGACAGGGACAACCTATCCTTTTGGGATAGGCACCGTTCCAGCTTCTATCAGGCCGACCGGAAACACATTTAAGCTAGCTGCAGGAGACGCAACAGAATTGCAAACAGTTCGTGTAGCTATGTTGGGGACAGCGCAGCCAAGTATCGGGAATTCTATACAAATCAAGGTTGTTGGAAATTCTCAATACGTTGATATATCGGCTTTAACATACGACATACCATAGAAACGGAGGAATATTTGTGCGATGGACAAGCATTACACCCGAGTATGATCAAGACGGGAAGATTACTAAGTATTATGTTTCAGTTGATAGTCAAAATAAGAATAACGAATCAATTACGGGACAATTAATTATTTCAGCAGATACACTTGATTTAAGTGAAGTTTTAGTAGTTGCAGAAAATAAGATTGTTAATATGTTGACGAAAGAGCAGCCAGAATAGGTTGCTCTTTTAATTTATTGAAAAGTAGGTGGATTATGAAAAATATAATCATACTCAAATGGGATAGTTTAGTACTAAGTGTTGTATCAATTTTATATGGGATGATGCTACTCTTTTATCCGCAAATTCTTCAAGGTTATAGAGTATACGATTTAATCGATGATATTTTTGATAACCAATTTATAGGTGCAGTCTTTATCATTTTAGGATGCTTAAAGCTTATTGGAATTTGGGTGAATAACAAAAAAATAAAACACGGATCACTCATTTTGTTGGCAACTGTTTGGTCAGTCTTTTCAGTCTCTTTTTTACTAACACCGCCACCGAACACTGTGTGGACTTTTTCGCTTGGAATGGCTGCTCTTGCTTTTGGAATAGCCCTAAAGGAGGGCTAGCATGGATGCACAGCAAATTACGCTAATCTTGGTAGCACTGGTTACTTCAACTGGTACCTATCTTGCGACCAAATCAACAAACAAAGTCAGCTTGCAGAATGAGAATGTCAAGAATGCAAAAGCCCTATATGATCAATATGTTGCGATAAACAAAGAGCTGCAAGATAAAGTTGATAAGCTAGAAAAGAAAGTAGAGCAGTTGCAAGAAAAATATGAGAAGGAAATTGCATTTTATAAAGAGGAAATTGACCGTTTGGAAGATGTTATTGATGTTTTGGAAGGCGAAAACGAAACATTAAAAAATGAGAATAAAATTTTGAAAGGTGGAATTTAATATGGAACATATTTTAACAGCAGCAACAGTAATCGTAGGGGTAGTTATGGCAGTGACGGGATTAGTAAAGAAAATGATCCCAGATAACAAATTATTGCCGGTCATTAATATTTACTAATCCCGTCACTGCCATAACTA